CTGCAATTCGGGCCATTGATAAATACATTCCTAACATTTATCAAACTAAAGAGAAAACAAGTAACGAGAGAATGAGTTTCCGCGGAAGCAAGATACAAGTAGCACGTAACGGCACAGTACCAGCCGTTAACGGAAGGAAAAAGAGCCTAGCACCAGATCTTAAACAGGTCAGTGCTCCGGCTATTTTTGGTACAGTTTTGAGGGGGAGTACAGCCACCTCGGTCAAGAAAGACAAAGATTCAATTTCAATGGAAGTGCAGGTGTGCATTGGTCGTCCTCAGGCGGCTGTGCAATCTACAGTTCCTGAAATGATTGGATTGCAGTATTTGTCGCCCGTTTGTATGGGTAACGATGAAGTTCAGAACATGACCCGTGTTTATCAACACTTTAGAATCACGAGAGCAGCTTTGCACTTTCGTGCATTTCAAGGTACCAGCCAAGGTGGTGAGGTCATTGTGGTAGCGGATAGCGATCCCAATTACCGACCAATTAATACTGGTGTTCAAACTACATTTTATCAACGGGCGTTGTCCACTAAGCATTCTCTTCTGACACCATTGTGGATGTCAGAGTCAATGGACTTACCTGTCGATTCGGCATGGAAAGTATGTGACAATAGCAACAGCACGACTATTGAAGAGTTTCAGTCGGGTGTTGTTTACATTTACACAGATGGGAGCACCAGTATTCCTGGGTTCTTCATCATTAATGTGTCCATCGAATTTTCTGGCTTACGGTTTAATTCCAGAAACCTTATCTCAGGTTCCTATCAAGGGCTTGGAACCCGTCAAACACTCAGCAATTCAGCTCCTGTGCTGAATGCTGACGTGACTTTGGTGGGCACAGGGTTCACCATTGGTGATATCTACGCCTTGCAGGTCTCGTCTACTAGTGCCACTTTTGGTACTGGTAATGCGAGCACTGCGTGGCAGATTTCATCTGGTACTGGAAATATTCCGTACGTGATCGGGGGATCGAACATAGTTTATGCGCGAGCGAGTTCCGCTACGCAGATTATTTTGTTCGTAACTTACGACTCAGCTGTCGGAGGTGACACAAGCGATAAGTTAACGTATGCGTTGGCTGGCGCTGTGGGCTCCACTTTCCCTGTATGTGTGTTGACACAATTGCGGAACAGCACGCAACCAACACTCTAATTCATTTATTTAATAAATCATACATTTAATAATAAAACACTAATAATTTTTATATATTTTAATAACGCACGAAGACCGGTGGGCTGGGAACCTGCAAAGTAAAGTGTGGTGGTGTACACATGGTTATTAATTTACGTAAAATTACTAGATATAAAAATCAAACTGCATATTTGAGCTGTAAGACCACAG